CTTGCTGGATGCGCTGCACGTACCCGGTCGCAAGCACGGCATTGCCGAACTGAGCCATCCGCCACGGCTGCGCGGCTGCGGTCACGGCGGTGTTCACCCTAGTGCCCCACGAGTCAGGCGCCGTGAATACGCTCAGTTGCGCGGATGACCCGAGGGCCAGCATGTCAGCGCCTGCCGTGTCGCGGGCGCGGAAAATGCAGCTAATCCCGCTGGGCATGGCGGAGTCCGCTTCCGGGTAGAAACCGCCCGCCACTTTCACGCCGTTGGTAGTCGGGACCACGTTCACGCAGTCGGTCAGGATGCCCGGCTTGGTCGGCTCGTCATCAGGCGCGAGCCCGGTGATGGGAATGGCCTTGGCGAGCGGGATCACACCTGCCCCCAAGTGTCCGAGCGGATCGTCAGCGGCGCCAGCCCGCCGGCCTCGGCTCGCTTGTCCGCAGCCTGGGCGCCGGCCATGGCCGAGACGTAGGCGCGCAGCGCACGGGCCTGCATCTCGTCGTCGGCCAGGTAGCCGGCCGCCTCGATCAGCAGCGCGTGCAGGTAAATCGACGGGTAGCGCGCCATGATGGCGTTCTCGTCGGCGTCTGCGCTGGGCGTGGTGAGCTTGCCGTAGTAGACCGCCTCAAGCGCGCTCGTGCTGGTCGCGCCCGGTGCTGTGATGATCTTGCCGCCACGCACTGCGAACCGGAAAGGCAGCCCAGCACCGAATCCCTCGATGTCGCCGATCTTGTCTTCGCTGACCGGGGTCATGACGACACGCGAGGCAGCGTCACGCAGGCGCAGCAGCTCAAGGTAGCCGGCTGGCATCGTGAGCACGCCGGATGCAGGCGTCAGGCTGGCCGTGATGACCATTTCGGCGCAACGCAGCGGCTCAATGTTGTTCACCGGGTCGCCGCTGTAGATCCGCTCCTCAGCCAGCAGCAGAAACGTGCCAATCTGGTCCGTCAGGTCGTTGCGGTTGGCCCATGCGGACACGGCGGTTTTGAGTGCACCCCACTGCATCAGATCACCCCCGGCCAGACCCGGAACGCCGCAAGCGCCGGATCGTTGCAGACGCGGCGGATGTGCTCTGGGTTGCCCACGAACTCGCCGAACGTGATGCCGTTGTCGTTGCAGTACCGCTCCACCACCACCTCGGGCAGGCGGGCGGCGAGCCGCACGTCTCCGCGCTGTTCGGTCTCGTTGTTCAGGGCCTTGCAGTGGTCGGCGATGACAGTGCAATCCTGCGACCGCTTGACCACCATCAGGCCATCGACGAAGCTGATTCGCGTGGTCGGGCTCACGCTCACATGTCCTCCACCGGGCTGACCTGCAGTTGGCCGGAGCCGCCGATCTGGATGCCGGCGAAGTGGGTGAGCGAGTGCGTGCGCAACACCAGCGCGTCAGCCGGCTGGATCAGCACGTCGCCAGGCACGGCAGTGACGCCGGCCACACCGACGCGCACGTAACACGCTGCCGTGGCGGCGAAGCGGCAGTATTTCGGGACGGAGCCCGAGACGGTCGGCAGTGCTGCGGTGGCCGAAGTGCCGCTGGTCGTCATCGTGACGCCGGTATTAACGATGGTCAGTGTATCCATGCTGATCCTCAGGTGAGCGGGGCCGAAGCCCCGCGGGTGGTCAGATCAGGCCGGGATCACAGGACATCACGGATTGCCCCGGATCCCTTCTCCTGCCGCGAGACCAGCGTGTACTCCACCAGCAGCTGACGGCGGTCCGAGTCGCCCGTCTTGGCGAGCGGCGTGGTCTGCATCGGGCGCAGCGTGGCAATGCCCCACATGTCGGTCTGCAGCGCGAACACCGTGCGCGAGCGCTGGAAGCGGTTCGGCTTGGCGGTGATCGTGCCGAAGTCGCTAATGTAGACGTCCACCGCGGCCGTGACCTTCTTGTCCTCGGACACGTCGTAGCGGGTCGATCCGCCCGTGAAGGTCGAGAACGTCTGCTTCTGCGTGCCGCCCATCATCAGCATGTCCACCTTGCCGCCTTGCGCCCACGCCAGCTGCAGGATGTTCTTGAGTTGGGTTTCCGTGAGCGCGCGCGCGGTGCCATCGGTGGCCGCCGTGTTGGTGCCGATGTTCGGGGCCGCTCCGCCGACGCCGAGGTCGTTGTTCGTGGCGATCCAGCCTTCGAGTCCGCGCGTCTGGCGAGCGGTACCGGCAGCGCCGACGTTGAAGGTCGTGTTCTGGGTCAGCGCCACCTCCATGTCGCGCTTCAGCTCCAGACCCTTCAGGCTGACCTGATAGGCCAGTTCATCGTCGCGGCCCGCGGTGTTGACGGCCTGCTGAGTGCCAGACACCACGACGGTCTTGGAGCTGATCTGCGTGTAGTTGCCGATGCGCGCGGTCGGCGTCGCGGCTGCTGCCGTGGCGTCGTCGCCTTCGATCTGGGCATTGTTGGCCGCAGTGGCGAGGTCTTGGGTCTGCCACTCGTGGAAAGTGCTCGAAGCCTTGGTCTTGGCGATGGCCGACAGGAAGGGCGTCTCGGTCGGGGCGATCCGGTAGATCACATCTTCCAGATCCTCGCGGATTCCCTTGGCTTGGTAGGTCTGGAGGGTGTTGGTCGGGGCTGCCATGGCAGTTTCCTTTCAGCAATTGGTCACAGGAGGCCGCGCAGTGCTGCGGCGGCGTCGTTGATGGAGCCGGTGCGGCGCAGCGACTGCATCGCGCGCGTCCGGCCATCGGTGGAGCCGGTCTCCGCGCTGCCAGGGCGCTCGGTGCGCACGGGCGGCAGGCCGCGGAGCCGGCTGTTGAGGTCGGTCTGTGCTTTCGCGGTCGCAGCCTTCAGCGCGGCGAGTTCGGCCGTCACGCTGTCGAGCTGCGCCGCCTTGTGGGCCAGGGCCACGACGCGGGAATCGGCGATCGACCCGATTTCCTCGGCACGGAACCCGAAGCTGGCGAGCGCCTTCTTGACGCCCTCTTTGCCGGCCTTGGCTTTCTCGGCATCCGCCCATTCGGGGATTGCCTTCACCAGCGCGGCCGATTCCGCCTCCAGATGCGACCGATACCACTGCTCCTGACTCGCGCGCTCTTGGGCCTGAAGGTGGGCTTGCGCCGCCTGTGCCTGTTGGGCTTGCGTGTAGTGCTGTTGGAACTGGTGCTGCTGGCGCAGGTATTCGACCGGGTCGCTGTTGAGCAACGACGGGTCGGGCTCGGGCGGTGCGCTGGCTTGCAGCTTGGCGCTGAAGTGCTGCAGAGCCTGGGCGAGCTGGGCGCGCTCCTGAGCGGCTGCGCGGCCCTCGGACTCGGCTGCCTTGCGCACGGCAGCCGCTTCCTCGAAACGCTTCTGTGCCGCTTCAGCCTTCTGCAGGCGATCGGTCAGTTCGGAGCGCTTGAAGGTGCGCTCCTCTTCCTTGCCGTCGACCTTGAGCTTCAGCGTGTACGCCGGCTCTTCGTCTTCGGCCTTCGCTTCCGCTGGTGCGTCGTCTGCCGGCTTGGCACTGTCAGGGTGCGCGGTGTCGCGGTCCTGTGGCGTGCGGTCGGCTGGGGCGTCGTCATCGCGGTCGCGGTCGCCCGTCATCTCGGCAAGCCGGGATGCCAGGGCATTGTCAAAGCTGGGCTCGGTCGCGGCCGGCAGTGGCGCCGGTCCGTACTCTGCTGCTGGTGCTGCGGCTTGATCGCTCACAGGTCGAACTCCTGTCCGTCGTGCGTCACGTAGCTCGCCGCGCCGTCGGTGACAAGCGGGTGCGAACTGGCAAGCGGCATGGACTGCGCCACGGCGCCGGGGTAGCTGACGCGGTAGACGCGCAGATGCGGGTCAGCCGTCTCCAGAGCCATGAGGCGGGCGCGGATGCTGTCGTGCATCACTCCCACCGCCCCTGCATCCAGTCCACTGCCCGCGTTTTCAGCGAGCGCTTGCGGTCCAGCTGCAGGGCCGCCATCTGCCCTGTAGTCATCACCTGCTTCAGGTGTTCCTCGATCAGCTGCAGCAGGTTTTGCGCGAGCCATAGTTGTTCCCGTCCTTGCGTGTCTCTGCCAGTGGTGTCGCGCCACTCGGCCATGAGTTGTTCGCGCAGGCCGTCAATGGCCTCGCGGTAGATCGGCGAATCGATGACGATCCGGGCCTGTTGCCCTCGGTCGATTTCTCGAATCAGCTTGTGCTCGTCTGTCACATTTCCGCCATCAGGTGAGCCACGAAAATCAGATCGAGATCCGTGGCGGCTTGGTCTGCAAGATGCAGCAGTTCGCGCACGCGAGCGGCAACAGCGGCAACAGCGGCGGCGGACTCGGCTGCCTGCTCCCGCTCGATGCGCGCGGCCAGTTCGCCCAGCCACTTCCGGGCCTCGGCGCGTGCGGCGTTGATTTGCTCGATGGGCTCGGCCCGCCACTCGACGGACTGAGGGCGCGCGACAGGCGCAGCAATGAGCCGCGCAGCCTCTGGCGATGCCGGGGACGATTCGACGGCCCGCAGCAGTTCGGCCAACTCGTCCACCGCGTTGCGGGCGCTGACGACGCTGACCGGCCGGCGCCTCTTCGCCGACGACTTCCCGGCCGCGCCTGCCGACTGCTTGGCACCGCCATCCCAATACAGCCGGAACAGGCCGCCGATCACGTCGGGTCGACGCCAATCAGCGCGTCACGCTGGCCGGTGCTGATTGCCGCAGTCCATGCGGGTGTCGTGTCGTCCTCGCTGTAGACCGTCAGCGCGTTGCCGACGATCTCGGTGCGGTTGCGACTGGCTCGCAGCGCATCGCGCACGGTGCGCCCGCCGTCCATGCCGCCCGCGAGGCTGCGGGCCAGGATGCCGTCCGCCACCTGGGCTGGCGTGGGCGTGCTGTTTGGGGCGATGTAGGCCTTCCCGGGGTCCATCTGGATGCTGCCGGACGTGGCCGCAATCACCGTGTCGCCATCCGCTCGCGACAGGTAGCCGCCGACGACGTGCAGCGGCGCGGTGTTGGTGTTGTCGAGCTTGATGTCGGCGAGCGTGTAGTTGATCTGATCAACCGCCGAGATCGCGCTGAACTGCTCGGATGCGATGCCAACCGCGGTGGTGTCGTAGTAGCGCATCCAGGCGTACAGCCGCTGGACGCTGGTGACGCCATCAACATCGGCTGCGTCAATCTGCATGTCCCATGCATCCGGCGCGAACTCTGTCACCGCCGAGCCCGTGACGCCGTTGGCGGTGTAGACGTTGTCCGACTGCGGCGCATCGAGGATCGTGCCCCCCGATGCCGTGAGCGTCGTCACCGTCTGCAGCGGCAGGAACCCATCCCGAGCCATGCGCACCCGCAGCGTGCGGTCGGCGGTCCATGTCATCGGCAGCGACAGCCCGAGCGACGGCAGCACCGCGTTGAACAGTTCGACGTCGTCGCCAGTGCTGAAGAC